ACAAAATCGACACACAAAATGCGTAAAACTTATGCAAGCAAGTTAAACGCCGCGGGGTTCCTCTTGATTATATCAGAGAACAGCTTGGGCATACCAACCTTAGTACAACTCTCTCATATATCTATAACCCTTTGACGGAAAAAGAGACATACGATCTTCTGACAAAAGCATTATAAAGGTGTCTACAATTGTCTACAGATTTCCAGACACGCAAAAATAGCGGAAACCCTTGAAAACAAAGGCTTCCGCTACTAAAAATGAAGAGCGCGAGACGGGACTCGAACCCGCGACCCCGACCTTGGCAAGGTAATTTTTCGTTTTTCTTTAAACATCATCTTCTATTTTTTGATGAAAATACGTCATTTTTTAACATATCTACGATTCATAAATAACTGTTTTAAACTGCTTTACTTCCAGTAAAACTTCCAGTAAAAATCTATGATTTACAGTAATTGCACCGGTGCAATTTTCTTATTCTACATACCACGGTTCCAAGATACCTTTTCCTCCGGCTTTTTCGTGCCAGCACTGACCCATGGTCTCACCATCCGTGGTATCCAGATAGTACCAGTCTCCGGATCCGATCTCCTCTTTTTCCGAATTCCACTGCTGCCATCCTACCAGCATGTAACCGTCCTTATTAAAGAGGTACCAATAGTGGTCTATCGGCTCCCAGCAGTTCACCGGATACGTTCCATCGCTGCGCTTATACCAGTATCCGTTCTGATCGTGATTCCAGCCATATACAGAGGTATCTACGTTTTCAACCGGCGTATCAAAAAGCAGTTTCTCCATCTTACGGCGGTACACTAGACCTGTCAGCACCTTTCCTCCAGCTCGGTTGTATTCCAGGATCTTCTCACTGATCTGCTGGATGCTGCGCGTTCCCTTCGCCGTCAGCTGGTCGATGGATCCGATGTTATACGCGAAGCTCACAAGCGCATCAAACTGGTTCTGGTTCCAGTGATATGTATCATTGTATTTTTCTACCTTAGGACCATACTTCTGATCCACAGATTCTCTCAGCCAGTTCTCCGCCTGCTCCTGCGTGATCTGCAAGCTCGCTGTAATGCTTGTCCCTGTAATTGACTTGTCGGCATCCGTGGTGCCATAGCCGATGGTCCATACTCCGACCGAATCCTGATATGCTGTAAGCATACACCCTTCGAACCTTTTAATCAAGTTCAATCCTTTTTCCGATATCTTCATGTCATCAGTCCTCCACTTCCGGAAGCCCCGCCAGGGATGTCAGTATGGATACAATACCGGCCAGTGCCGCTGTTCCGATCACTGTCTTCCAGTCAACCGCCGTGATCGTGGCTGCCGCCGGAATCATTGCCACAGCCGTCTGTGCGACCGTCTTTGCTGCTCTTACAGATGCCGCCTTGATCCATCTTTTCGTCTTGTCACTCATCTTATTTCTCCTTTAAATTAAATGCTGCACTGCAAATACAATCAGTGCGCCTATTACTACCACACCACCGCCGCATAATGCACTCACTACCGCAGAAAGAACCATATTCTGCACATTATTCCATGATTCTCCCGGCTTCTTCTCCAATTTTTCCAGACGATCGCCTTGCTTCTTCATCTCCTGTGCGATGTTATTCGTATTAATCGCCAGTTCGTGCATGGAGATATTCATCTGCTCCACTGCCAGCATCTTAGTCTCCAGGTCATCCAGTCTATGATTCTGCCGTTTGTCCTCGTCGTGTACACGATCCAATTCAGCCCTTGTTTCCCCGTCCATAGTTTGCTCCATCCTTTCTTTTTTCTTTTAGCATAACAAAAGCAGGATAGGATTTCTCCCACCCTGCTTTTTCTTCAATTATTTAGTAATTTTGAATTGCTTGATACTAAGAATTCGATATCTCAGATATACATGTATGCTGTGAGTACGGGTGAAAAAACAAAATTATCTTTTACGTTGAATGCTCATGGTAGTGCGTTATTATTCGGTGACATGAATAATAATGCTTTTGCAATTATGGTTGCAAGAACAGGCGCGTCAACAATTTGCGGAAATGTCAGTGGCACTGTAACCAGTGAACAAGCAATCATAACGCTGTCTGTATGGAGTTCAGTTAGAATATTGGCAACGCACGAACTTACTATAACTATAAGCAACTAATAAAAGTATTAATGGTATTGGTTCACAAGTAAAACAATCACTGATGTTTTACAGATAACCGTTCCTGTAAGAATTACTCGATGAAATTGTTATATCATTTATGATTTTTTCAGAATCATTCTTACTCTCACAGAATAAGAGCTTGAATCTGATTTGTCATAAACAAAGGTGTAGGATCCGTCGCTCTGAACACTGAAAGCTTGCAGATGAAATGATTGACCAGAGCTAACGACTACAGGGTACGCCGCAACTACCACAGCACCGTCTGTGTCTATCGAGTCTGCATTTCCTGACAAAACCGCTCTTGATGTACTGCCAGAAGGGAGCGTAAAAACCTGCTCTTTGATGGTGATTTTAGAGACCTCGCCATTTTACAGAGATTGTTACCTAGCCTGTGTACATATATAATACCCGGAACAATACTTGCACTATAGGTGTTTTATCAGATGCTCCGTTTTCATCAATTCTGTAATTTATGGTGTTGTTACTCACGAAAGCTCTTCCTATTTTGGTATAAGAATATAAGGCTCCATTTGTGGTCCCGTTGATTATTTGATAGCCCACTATGCCTATTGGAGTATATCCCTTTACTTCGCAGGATAAGGTCCCTGCGTAGGAAATGTATGTAATAGATATATTATCAGAGACAAAATCTTTGGTCATCATATGACCGTTACTTCCAAATGTGACCAGGTCGCCATTTTATATTGTTACGTTTCGAATATAATAAACGAACAATGTACCTTTCGTTGATATGGATGAAGTGTAAGTGTTAAAAATAGTGCAATTAAATGCATTGCCGCTTATTCTCCGCCGAGGACATAGTGCGTAAGTTGTGGTTTCGTCCGAAGTACAACTATAGTAGCAGCCTATAGGTGTATAACCAGCGATGTCGTCTATAGTTATGTTCGTAGCACCACCAGCAGCTATTGAAGCGTTTACTGTATATGACTTTGCCACGAACAATCCATCCAGCTCGCCATTTTATTAGGCACTTACACCCGTAAAGATTTTCCATCCAGTCCACTTATCCAGTCCTTTGTTATAGGAATTAACAGCTATTCGGGCATCATTGTAGGAGAACAGAAAAATAGATAGAGTATCACTGCGATGGACAATGAAACCAGAGCAATATCCGAATCCTGATGGAGCGTCGGTAGTAACGCCTACTGTCAGAAAACAAAAGCCCATCTCGCCGAGCTTACTTTTGGCTGCATCTAATATCGAATCGTTATATACATATATGGAATTTTCAATTCTAGTATTTTGCAGCTCGCCATTTAACTGAGTAAAATTACTATTTCTTTTTCCAGTTCGTACTGTACTTGTATCCCTCATAAATGGATTTCCCATTATATGTGATAACATTGCACTTTTTGATGATTGCTTCACGCTCAGCCTGAGTCTTCGCTTCCTGGTACATCGGTTTATAAATCTTCGTGAGCTTGTCCCGGAAGGACTGCACCGCCTTCTTTTCCGTCATGCCTCCGTCGATCTTCATCTCGATATACTGTGTAGCCAGCAGATTCATATCTTCCCGTGTGAGATTCCCTGATGCATAGGATTCCGCATATCCTGTCACATCCAGATCATTCTTAATCTGATCATTGATCAGATTTGTTCGCTTCTTATCAATCTCTTCATCCGAGAATCCTGCCTGCTCCAGGTCTGCACGTATCATATTGCTCAAACCCACATCATCAGATTTCTCAGCCTCATACATCATCTCAACATATGATTTCAGATTTTTATCATTCATTGCATATTTCAGGCGCATATTTTTATACTCAAGTGTTCCACCCTGTGCTGATGCGAACTCGTTCAGTGCCGCCTCCAGATCACGCAGAACGCTGTTAAACGGAATCCCGGTCAGATTACTTGCCATCCGCAGGGAATACACTGCAACGTATGGCGCTGTGTACTTACTATTTCCATTCAGGAACTTGATCCACTCCGCACCTCCATATACAATATTCTGCGCCCACGACATATCTGTACGTGATACGCTGTATCCCTGCACAATCGAGATCACGTCCTTGATATAAGGGATCAACTGAAATACATTGATATTATCCAAGGTATTTTCTTTCACATATCCTAAATACCGTTCACCATAACTCTTTTCTTTGTCTTTGTCTCTTAATGCATCCATAGCAGAAGCTGCCAATGCTGTAGCTACTGCATTCGCCACAAACGTAGCCGCTGTTCTGGTTGCTTTCGCTTTTGCTCCTTTCTTTCCTGTTGCTATATCCCATCCGGCACGGTACAGCATATTATAAGATTTCAGCGGTTCTGCCATGAAAGCTGTCGCAAACTGATTTAATTTATTGGGGCTTCTCATAATCTGCGTCCGTGCAATCACGGAATCCGCTACCTGTGTATCATCCACGATCTGACTGAAACGTTCCCCACACTTCTGATAGAACTCCCCTGTTCCTTCCTTCAGATTCGGATACAGATCCATGGTTTCATACTCAACGGCACGCCACAACCTCTGCCAGGTCACCTGATCTCCAAGACTCGCAGGTGTTGAAAGTTTCTCAACAATCTCATCCTTCAGATTGGTATTGGCAAACAGCACGCTCTTGAGCTGCGGACCTACTTCATTCCGGACGAATCCCCAGTCTTTCCACTGTGCCACCGGTGCATACTTGCAGATCGTCTCCCACTGGTCGCTCCGGGATATCGTAAATGCTCCTCGTGCAAGATATTTTGGTGAGATATCATCCATAGCCCGGAAGAATGCCGTCGGCTGCTGAATTGCCACTCTCAGATTTCCGGATACCGCTGCTGCCTTCATATTACCGATCATTCCTTCAGAAAAGGCACGGTCTGTATTTGTGCTTCCGTTTACATCGGTCAGATATTGGGATATATATTTAACTCCGTTTTTTCCAAATGTACGGTCTACATCCTGTTTGATCGTACTCCCTTCTGCTGTTCCTCGCTGATCCTTGTAATTATAAACCTTTTGCATATCCGACAATGGAATCAGGAACGCATTATATGTGCTCATCTGATCCACCTGCCGCGTGAATACATCAAAGATATTCTCTATGATGATCGGATTATTGGCCCGGTTCACCGTTGCCTTAGTGATTCCCAGGTTTTTCACCGTCTGCGTATTTCCACCACGCATATCTGATTCCCGCGTGGCAAGGAAATTATCATCGGTTTTGATCGGGAAATAATTCCTGGAAGTGAATTTGTTGTACCCATACATTTCCATCGTGGTTTCATTCCCCCATCCGGCGATCTGGATCCCCATGAATTGCTGCAAAGCGTCCGCAAATGCCTTCTGCTTTGGTGACAGAGAATTGGTTATCATCTCAACTTCCAGTTCTGATACTCTCAGCGGTTTGATTGATTTTCTTACCTCTCCCTTCCAGTCTACCGTTTCAGATGCTTTGATGCCTCCTACATTCGAGTAGATATGTCCTCGCGCCTGTCCACGCTTGTTCAGTTCATAGAGTGACATCACCTGCGCCGGTGTCAGGCTTATTTTCCCTGCGCCGGTGGTAAACTCTTTTGGCTTTTCCTTCGGATTCATCCACTCCTTCAGTTCCTTTTCGCTGATGCCATGCTTATCCATCATATCTTCAATGTAGTCAGCACTTTCTTTGATCCGAATCGTCTTCTTATCCTGACCATCTCGGATCTCCTGATGAAGGGAATGCATATTCTCCCCCATCATCCCGAAGAATGTATTTGCATCAAGCATGTCGTAATTTAACAGCTTGTCCAGTTTTCCGATAGCAAAGCGGAATTCCTTGCGTGTCTTCAGATTTTTCATGTCAGCATGCGCACCATCTGCGATGATACTCACCTCTCCCGACTTTCGGTTCAATTTCAGCGAATTTGCTTCGGTCACCATCTTCTTCATCGATGCGACTACCTTCTGCAGTTCTTCCATGCGGTATGCATCCAGATTATCCAGCTTATCGATGTCCTTTACGCTTGCCCTGAGATCATCAATTCGCTTCGCAAGATCCGGATCCACATCCAGATAAATCTGATTCCCATCATCATCAAAAATAACGCCCTCATTGTCAATGATAGCCTGAAGATTCTTTGATGTCTCGATCCAGTTCTGCGTTTTCTGTGTAATCACAGCATCTGTATCCTGATTGGATGACATGTCGATACTGTTTAAAAAATCAGCCACCGTGCCACGCAACCCCTGCGGAATGTGCTTACTGTCTGTAGGACTCAGAAGCCACTTCTGCAGCTGGTTCGTATCCCGCACAACCGCCTTCTTGGCTGTCTGTCTCCGGACACTGTCGCGCTGCTTCTGCAGTCTCTCGTTAAACTTAGACTGCTGCGCCAGCAGATCGACGCTCGCCTGATCACGAAGAGCCCTGTTCTCATTTTTCAGGCGATTGATTCTGTCCTCATATTCCGTCACTGTTTTCTGCTGAAAATCCTTGATCGCCTTGTTATACCGCCGCTTCGCTGTCTGGACATCTGCTGCCATCTGATCCGCCATGGTTGGGGCCGGCTGCCGGCCATTGAAGAACTCTTCCATCAGCTCATGGCCGACAATCGCCTTCATCTCATCCATGTTCGCATGGTATGGATTCTGGATCTGCGGTTCCGTCGTATCGATCACATTTCCGATCTGCATCAGCTGATCCGCCGGATGCGTCACGTTGATATCAAAAAGATCCGGATACTGGCCGGATAACTCCTGATACAAGGTATCGACCGAGATTCCTTCCTTTCCCAACTTCATTTTTCCGAAATACCGCTTCCGGAAGTTTCCATATCCTCCCATCTGCGCCAGATCCGCCTTATCCTGATCTGAGATGGCAATCTTCGTATCCCTGATCTGTTTTCTCAGATCCTTATACTGCTCCGTCAGGGCGGTATCCTTCTGCTGCGAGTTCTTCAAGATGCTTCCCGCAACCTCCATCGACAGCTCCTGCAGATCCGCCGCATCCGCATCGCTTCCGGATCTTGCATATTCGTATAACCGCATGATATTACGTGTAAGCGTATCTACATTCACGGCACTGTTATACTTCCGTGCAAACTTCTGCGCCGTCTTCTGTACAAAAATCTGCTGCAGTTCTTCCTTCGATGTCAGTGTCAGCTGCTTCGCCAGCGCATCCCTCTCTTCCTTCAGAGCTTTATTTTCTTCGATCATGTTCTGCAGCACATGATTCGATTCAGTAAGATTCATCTCCTCCATCTGGTATCGGATGTCCTGGATATCGACTTTCTTCGTGGAAAGTTCATTTTCGTCGGAATCTGTAATCTGAATTTCCGTTATTTTTCCGCCATTCTTATTGACATTATCCAATTTGTTAAATATACTTTTAAGAGATGGCTTTACGTTGCTAGGACCACCGTAGTCTAAATCTGCGACCCTAGATTTGACCAACGTAGAGCCATCTGTTTTTATAGTTCGTACTCTATGCAGATACATTCGATTATTGTCATTGTGAACATCAACTGCACAAATTTGATAGTATTCACCTGCATTTTTTCCTCTCGCTATATTCACCCTTGCACCTATTACCGCAGAATCATATCCATTTCCGTTCTTATTGTATGTATATTCTAGGACCTTTCCTTTTTCCAGTACCTGAGGCACCGCTTTGAATGTGATTGCTTTTTCGTCATTAAGTCCATGACTTATATCATCCCTAATTCCAGTTCTTGATAAATAGATATCTCCAACCACATCATTATGAACCTTATTTCCTATAGAGTTATATAATTCTGTTACAGCATCCAGTAAATATCTTGGTCCACGTCTTCCTTCAAATTCATTTCCTTCCAGTGTGACTACCGGATCCATGTTACTTACATATTCATAATTTTCTCTTAGATTCTCCTTCGTGATCAGTTCCGGTTTCTCAAGCTGCATTTTCTCTTTCGCATTTTCATCCACCCGGTACCCGTCTTTATACCGCTGACCAGCCTCTTCTGCTCCGGCGAAGAATACTGCACGCGCGTCTTCCAGAGCTTCCAGATTCTGCTCAAGGGCTTTCGCTTCGGATCTTGTTGATTTTTTAACTAAGGACTTGATGGCATCGATTACATCGTTCAGGAAGTCCACGATCTTCTCACGCAATGTCTTCTCTCCCTGTGTCTCTACAGCAAGCTGTTTGAGGTACTCTGTATCGTTCAGGAAGGACTCCGACGCATTGTTGACGATCTCATCCAGTGCTTCTGCTCTGGTCAGTGTCTGACCGGCGGCCTCGTACCGATCCATGAGCTGTGAAATGCGCTGCTCCAGATCAAACCCTGGTGTATTCGACAGTGTCTTAATAACATGATCCTGATATATCTGGTACAGATCCGGCGAATATTCCTTGATAAAATGCCCCATCTCATGATTCACGGTACCCAGGAAGTTTCCGGACTGCACGTTCAAAGTGATAGTTCCCTTCTCATAGCTGCCTTCATAATTTGCATCGTTCACGATCCGGACATTCAGGCCATACTTACGGCTCACTGCCTCACCCACCAGGTTCTGCACCTTAGATGCCTGCTCCACCGTTTCAAATGTTCCTAAAGACGCCGAGTTGCTCCGGTGCAAATTTTCAAATTCAAGAGTTTCCGGATCCTGTTTGATCTGGGCTGCATTTCGGTCCTGCATCCCAGCCTCCTGTGCCCGGCGGAACTGCTCCTCATCCAGCACATTCAACGCAGAAATCCGGTTCTTGTCGGACAGTTCCATATTATAACGTCCTGTATTGTATGCCTGCGCATACGCCTGCATAAACTCCGGTGCACTTACATCTTCGCTCTTTTCTGCATACAGTTCCTTGATGGTCTCCGCGCCATTCTTTTCAAATCCTTTTGCCAGGAAGTCCAGATCTTCCTCTGTATCCGGATTTTCCTCCGTGATTTTTCCCGTAAATTCTTCTGCCGCATTCTGGATCGCATTCTCCAGATATCCCTTCTCCATGGTTGGCATCTGTTTTCCGGTCTCCTGGTTGCTTTCCTGCTGGCTCTCATCCAGCTCTGTATCCACCTGATTCTCAGTCTGCACATTCTGCTGCACATACTGCTCCGCAAGCGCACGAAGATCTTGATATCGGTTATAGTCTTCTTCTGTCTCATACGCGCTTCGGTCATCCGGTATAGATTCCGCAAGTTCATTGATATTCTGATAATCAATGTCAGAGTTCTGTCCCTGCTGCCAGGTTCCCAGTGCCTGCGCACCGCCGCCCATGACAGCACCAGACAAAGCACCGCCTGCGTATGACAGCCCCAGCTGCTTACCGAAATCAATCACGGATGCCCCTACCGAAGACCATTTTGACATCCCCTGATCCTGATATGCCTGTTTTCTCTGGTCATATTCACTGTTATCTCCCATGACCACTTTATCAAATATCGCATTCGCAAAATCCGTGAATACTTCTTCCGAACCTTCAGTGAATGACTGCTTCAGCACATTCTTGATCAGCATCTTTGCAGATGTCGGCGGCATTGCTTTCAATGCTTTCAGATTCTCCAAAGAAAATGTCTCGAAGAACGTCTCATCCACGCCCGAAGCCGTTGCAAATGCCAAAGCCTGATTATTTGTACCTCCGCGCTCCAAAGCGTCAAAATAGCCGCCTGTAGCTGCTCCAAGACCTGCAACTGCAAGACCCGCCTCTCCTATCGGCAGACGTGCAATATTCTGTGTCATGGACAATCCGGTGTCAACCAGGAAATCCGATGCGCCTTTTCCTACTAACGGAATCTGATTTTCCTTGATTCCTTCTCTCGTAGCCTGCTCGATATAATATGGCCAGTATGCCGGATTATTGGTATCCCGGTTATCATTCTCCTGATTCAGGACAGCATCCACATATCCCGCGCCGGATCCGAGCGAAGCCAGC